TTAACGTCTGTAAGTGGCGTAGCGTTATTATTTATTTGATAAATAGCCGTAACACCGCCAGCGGCATTATATAACGTTAAATCAAACGCGGCCACGCTTTGCGCTGCGTCATCGTATAAAAAGTAAAGCCAGCCTTCGTCTGTAATTTCTACACTTTGGTTTTTACCATTTGCGCCTGTGCCTTTAGGTGCATTAGTTAAAAAGCGTCTTGTGTTTGCATTGTTTACAAAACGCTCATAATAATTAGTTGTTTGATATTCGGCAAAGTTAACACCATTTACGCGGTAATTAGGTAAACAGCCATTATATACTATTACTGTTTTTGTTCTTTGGTTAGGATTAGAATTTAACGTGCTACCTACGAACCACTCTTCACCTATTTCAACAGTAAATTCTTTATAACTGTTTGCATTGTCTGTAAATGCGTCTGCGCTTGCTCCTGTGTTAATTTCGCCTAAGTCTGTTTTAATATAACTTTCGCATATGCCGTGAATATCTGCGCGGCCGTAGCCGTTAGGGTCAGCAGGTACTTTTAAACTTGCTATTTGTGTAACACCATCGTAAACGTCAAATAAATATTTAAATCTATCATTTGAGCGTGTAGCTGGGTCGCTTATTGCAACGTATTCGACAGGGTTATAAACTGTCCTATAGTCTTGTGGTTCGTATGTTACGCCAGTTATTGCCATTACTTAACTTTATTATTACTTGTTAAACTTGTTTTTAATTCGCGTGTTATGTTATTCGCGCTTACAACTTGTATTTTGTCCTTAAATAGTTCCCAAGTTGCACCGCTAAAACTTTGTTGTATGCACTCATCGTAAAACGGCCTTGGTTTTATACCTTGTCTAAATACCTTTTCTTGTACTGCAAAAACAGGCAAATTTCTTTTTTGACACCATTGTCTTAACTTGCTTATTGGTGGCTTTTTAACAGTAAATGCATAAGGGCTATTTGGTGCGCGTATTATCCAGGGTGCGTTCTTTTGTGTCTGTGGTATCTTAGGGCCTGTAAACGCTGTTTCTCCATCTGTTTTTCTTGTACCGCCTGCACCTTTAACACCTTTGTTAATATAGTCGAAATAATCTTCTAAATAAAGCGTAGCTGTTAGCGTAGTACCAAATACACTTATAGGCATTCTTATACTATTTGCAAGTTTGCCAGTGTCTTTAATATTATGATTTGCTATGTTTTGCTGTAAACAGTAAACAATATCCGCGGCTAAGTTGTTTAATACTTGAGCCATATTTTTAGGTTGGCTTACTGTTTCAACCTCATTAATATTAAACCCTATTAAACTTTCATCTAGTGCCATTATCTGCGTTTCATTTTTTGCATCTGTTCTCTGTGTATATGTGCTTCATGTTTTTGTTTATCGCTAAAATAAGCCACTATATTTAAAGCCTTAATAACTTCATATCCTAATATTGTGTCCCATTTGTCTATGCGGCTATTTGTTAAATTATCCAACGTTACCCACCAGCTCCAACGCTGTGTAAATCCTGTAGCTCCTTTTTTACTTCGTTCACTGTCTTGTTCGCCTTCTGAATTAAATAAGTTTTTGTATCTTCCATTAAGGTCTGTAAGTGATTGTAAAAAAAAACACCTATCGGATAAGCTATTGTTATAGGCATATTCTTTAAAAAGTTGTCAGCCGTTTCGCGTATTACTTCACCATCTACTTTAACATTTTGCCACCTAAGCCGCTTCTTCTCAACTGGTCGGCATATCGTAGTTAGTATTTTGTGCAAATTGTTAAATATAACTTCTTCGTTATTAGCTGCGTCTTGTAACAACTCCATAGCGTTTATGTATTCGCCAAATAACAACTTCTTAGCGTCTAGCTGAAATTCGTAATACTTATCACCTACTTTAAAGCGTTTAGCCTTTAGCTTGTTTGGTAGTTCAGTATTTAAGAACTTCATTTTTTCTATTAGTTCGTGATATTGCTCTAAACTAATATTTCTTATAGTTTCTTTCTTTTCGCCTGTAAGTATGCATAACGTGTTTATAATGCGGTCTATTGGCTTCATTTCAGTATTTAATACTGGCCTTAAGTTAATGTACTTTTCAAGCGTTATATCTTCCCACGTTGTTGGTATTGTTATCTTCATATTAGTATATATAACAAATTATTTAATATTTACAAAACACCCTTAATTATTTTATTTAAGTTAATTAACAGACTTAAACATAAACACTAAAACACGTTTAAACACTATTATTAACGCTTCTAAGCAATTATAATAATAAAACTATATACTTATATACCTAAGCTAAAAATAATGTCTTAAAACGCTTTATTTTAATTTTACGCTTTTTTGTTGTTTAACGTATGAATGAATAAAGATACTTGATGTATCTTTTCTTATCTTTTCTTTTCTTAATGCTTGAGGGTTACTGTAGCTTCGCTTTAGTATAGCTATAGTAATGCTATAGTAATGCTAGGATTTACAGATAAAAAAAAGCCACCCTTTTGGATGGCTCTTTTAATTAGTTGTTTTTGTAATTATGCCCAGAAATTAATATCACATGGCTCATTTTTTATTATTAAACTGTCTCCACAATTTACAACTGTTAGGCCAATATTTAAAGCTATATTTTCGTGATTTTCGTTAAAGTTTGTAAATTCCATTTCATTATCAGTTGCAATTAAAACTTCAATCATTTTTTTATAAGTTTCGTTGTTTATGTTTTTTAAATCTTTCATTTTGTTTGTTTTTGTTTGTTTGTTTACACAAATATAAATATAAATATATATACCAACCAAATATATTTACACTTTTTTTTAATTTTTTTTTCGCTACCTCTGTAAAAAAGTTTATTTAACGTACAGCATACCAGCCACGATTATGCTTTTTTAAGTGAATTAAAGCTACATAACGCAAAGCGTCTAATAAGTGGTTAAACTTATCAACTGGCTTTTGTAGGCTGTTACCATATTTGTCAGTAGCCCATTTATAGGACCTAAACTCTTTTTTTAAGTTACTGCTATTTACTACGTTTATTTTAAAACGCTTTAATATGTCTATTCCGTTTAATATACTGTCTTTGCCTTTTACTGCGCCTTTGGCGTTAATATTCATTCTATACAGTTCCTCGATGCTTTTGGGTTCTGCAGAATCACAAATTACTTCGTTACGTTCAACAATAGGCTTTAACCTATTAGCCAAATCCTGGTTAGTTAATCCTTTTTCGTATAGTATTTCTTTTAAATAAAGTTCATCGTCTTTACGATATACAGCTACGCAGGCACTCGGGTCTAGCGAGTAGCCAAAGTCTAAGCCATAGGCTACAAGTTTACAGTCTGGCATTGTGTCAACGTAATTAACATTTTCAAACACTATGCCGCTGATATTTCCGTATAAACCGAGGCCATATATTTTCCAAAATTCTTTATCTGTGTGTTGTAAGTATTCTATTTCTTTAACTAAGCTAGCAGGAAGGAAAGAATTATCTTTATAGCTACTTACTATTACCTCAACGTCTCCTATTTCGTTAGAACGTTTTATTTCAAGTTCTTGGTTAATCCAAACTTGCTCATCGTCAGGGTTAAAGTCAACGTAAATTTTATTTTCAGTACGCATTAACAACTGGAAAAACTCTTGTTTGTATTCTAACTCATTGGCTTCATTACAGTACAATATATTACGCTTTGCACCTCTTAGCTTTTGCTGGTCATCTGCGCCAATAAATTCAACTAACCTATTTAAGTATTTATAAGTCTTTTTGGTTTTATTGTGTTCGACTTTGTCATACCAATTACAAGACTTTAGTATTTCTTCAAAGTCGCGTATTATTGTGCCATCTAAATTAGTTCTGTATTTTCTTACGCTGGTCCAAACGCCTTCTGTTAGTTTTTGGTTGTGGCCATATTTACCAGTCATTAGCCATAAAGCGCATAGCTGGTTAATGCTGTACGTTTTACTGCTACGCGTACCGCCTCTATTTACAACTATCTTTTTTTCTGTGTCGTAATTGCGTTCAAATATTTCAGTAACTTCAAGTATCGGAGCGTCCACGATTTATAACTACTTGTATTTCTTTTATTGTTTGGTCTATTTGTGTTTTGTCTTGTTCATTTAATCCAAACATCTTGGCTAAGCTAT